TCTGCACCCCCGGCACAAATAACTTAAGGATTTATCATGGCAACGTACATAGGATTTAACACACAACATGTCAACGAAGTGAGACAAACAATAGACTCAACCAACACCGGCGTTGCTGGCAGCATTCCACTAAACTCTCCAATGAAGTCTAAGAATAAATTTAGAACGCTGGATGAGGAATTAGTAATTCAAGATTTTATTAATGCACTAAACATACAACAGGGGTCTAAGCCCGGTAATCCAGGATACGGTACTTCTTTGTGGAGTTTTGTATTTGAACCAAACACAACTGAAACAAGAGTTGTCTTAGAAGAAGAAATTATGAGAGTTGCTTCCTTTGACCCTAGAATAGCAGTAAGTATTACTGGGGTAGTATCTAGGGAGAATGGAATATCAATGACTATTGATATGTATGTGCTACCCTTCAATAATCCTATTTCACTATCAATATTATTCGACCAGAACAGTTCAATGGCAATTGGATCTTAAAAACAGCCATTTTTTATATGATAAATATATAAAAGAGATTATATAATATGGCCACAAGTTCACGACAAACTTCTATTTTTGGTGTAAATGACTGGAAATCCATCTATAAAACATATAGACAAGCAGATTTACAGAGTTATGATTACGAAACCCTTCGTAAAACCTTTGTGGATTATTTACAAACATATTATCCAGAAACATTCAATGATTATGTTGAATCTAGTGAATATGTAGCATTACTAGATGTTATTGCTTATATGGGACAGGCTCTTGCTTTCCGTGATGATTTGAATGCCCGTGAAAATTTTATAGACACCGCAGAACGCCGCGACAGTGTTATTAAACTAGCAAACTTAGTTGGATATAACCCAAAACGTAATATTGCCGCCCAAGGATACTTGAAGATTTCATCCATACAAACTACCGAGCAGGTTAGGGATGTCAATGGATTGCAATTAAGTAACCTAACAGTATTATGGAATGATCCTGCAAATCCAAACTGGCAAGAACAATTTAATAGTATTATTAATGCCGCCCTAATAACTTCTCAGCGTGTTGGTAGACCTGGAAATAGTAAAGACATTTTAGGGGTACGCACCGATGAGTATACGGTTCAACGATCAACAGGCATATTACCTGTTGCTTCTTTTAGCGCAGTAGTACAGGGCACTAACATGAATTTTGAGTGTGTCAGTGTAACAAGTTTAAACGCAGATAATGTATATGAGATGAGTCCCAACTTAAATTCAAATTTTAATATTCTTTATAGAAACGACAAACTAGGTTATGGGAGTATTAATACTGGGTTCTTTATGTACTTCAAGCAAGGTTCATTGCAGCCTTATAACTTTAATGTGTCAGAACAAATTGGCAATCAGTTGATCGATATTAATATTCAAGGGATTAATAACAGTGATACTTGGTTGTATAGACTTGATCCTATAACTGGTTTAGAAAAAAACTGGACACAAGTAGAAAATATATATGATAGTACTAGAAATACACAAACCTCTAATAATAAACAGATTTTTAGTGTAGTTTCTAGATTCAACGATCAAGTAAGTTATACGTTTGGCGACGGTGTATTTGGTAAAATACCTAACGGTAACTTTAGAGCATATGTTAGAACTAGTAATGCATTGACATATACAATTAATTCAGATGAGTTTCAAGGTACTTCTATTATTATGACATATGTCAGTAGAACCGGAAGAATCGAAACATTATCAATATCATTAGAATTGATGACACCAATCTCAAACGCACAGGGAAGAGAATCTCTAACTAATATTAAACAACGTGCTCCACAACGATACTACAGCCAAAATCGTATGGTTAACGGAGAAGATTATAATAACTTTCCCTTCACACTTTTTAATAGTATTATCAAAAGTAAAGCGTTGAACCGCAGTAGTGTTGGCGTTAGTAGAAATTTTGATTTACTAGACCCAACAGGAAAATATTCAAGTACTAACGTCTTTGCTGATGACGGTGGATTGTATATAGAAGAAACTGATGGAAATCTAATTTTTAATGCTTATACTACAAATGATATTTTAGTTTTTCTAACTGATACGTTAAGCAATGCATTGAACAATCACCGAGTTTTTCAATACTATACTCAACAATTCGTAAGATATAAAATTGATGCTAGTTCCGGGGACAACGATATCATGTGGCATCAAAGTTCCTTTAACGATTTAGAATCAACTGGTTATTTTTATAACAATTCCGGTCCTGTTTCAATTGGGGTATTTACTACTGGTAACGTAAAATATCTTACTGAAGGCGCTCTATTAAAATTTAAAGCTCCAAGTGGATATTATTTCAATAAAAATAATAAGTTAGTAGAAGGTTTGCCAGGCGTTGCTGATAGCATTTATCTTTGGACAAGTATTTCTGCTGTTATCGGTGAAGGGACTAATAACGGCGAGGGTAATCTGATTACTGGCTACGGTCCTGTAACGTTGAATAATCCACTACAAACCGGATTGATTTTACGGGAAGTATTACCGTCATTTACAAACTCATTACCAACTACATTGATACAAGAAATTTCTACTCAAGTCCTATTAGGTCAAAATTTTAGTTTGGTTTTTAGAAATGACTTATTAGTGAATCAAGACCGATGGTACCTAAGTACAGTTACAGATAGCAAATATTTTGTTAAATTTGAAAGTTTAGGATCTGGTAGATATAAAGTAACATATAAATCTATTGCTTATTACTTTGCAAGTTCTTCAAGTGTGCGTTTTGCTTTTAATAAAAATAGAATTATATATGATCCTGCAACAGGAAAATTATTACAAGACTATATCAATGTTCTAAAAGTAAACAGTTATCCTGATAGTAACTATCCTTTCCCTACTGATACTAAATTAAGTATAGTGGGACAACTAACTGAAATAGATGGGTATGTGGATGATTATAGTGTTGAAGTATCAAGCACGGATCCAAATACAGCCGGAGCAATCAAGAATCCTGATTTTTTCTACCTATTAACAGGATATGCCACTGGCTCAACTAATCTTTTTAAATATGTATTTTTTGAATTGATTACTGATTCTAACTTATTAACTAGATATCAAATGGTAGAAACTAACACCATTAACTATGCTTACACTAGCAGACAAGAAATTGCTTTGGTGAGATACGAGTTTCCACCAAATAGTGTATTTTTTGCAGGTAAAGAAAAAACTTTTTATAAAACAATACAGAATACTAGTAACAAGAATGTAATTGAAGTTGTCCAAGTTGACAATTATATTGCAAAAATAGGTCGCCAAGGTTTAGCTTTCCAATACAAACACAACTCAAGTAATACTACACGTATTGATCCAGCAACCACTAATATCATTGATTTGTTCTTAGTAACACAGAGTTACTATACACAGTATCAAAATTGGATTAAGGATTCAAGTGGTAGATTATCAGAACCAGAGAAACCAACGCTTGATGAATTGAATCTAATTTATTCAACAGTAAATGATTATAAAATGTTGACTGATAGTCTGATATTAAACTGTGTAACATTTAAACCATTGTTTGGTATAAAGGCAGAATCAAAACTACAAGCAACTATTAAGGTTATTAAATCTGGCACAACAACTGCCAGCGATAGTGAAGTTCGGTCAGCAGTATTAACCTCAATGAATTCATATTTTTCAATTGACAATTGGACATTTGGTGATACATTTTATTTTAGCGAATTAAGTGCATTCACTCACAGCACCATTGGCGATTTAGTAAGTTCAATAGTATTAGTACCAAATGATCCTTCATTAAAATTTGGGGATTTGTATGAGATACATAGCTCCCCTTATGAGATTTTTGTTAACGCGGCGCAAGCTAGTGATATCACGGTGATCACTTCACTATCACCGGCAGAATTACAAATAGGTTAATATAGGCAACCAGATATGGCTACACAAGTTAGAACAATTGATTTTTTACCTGAGATATTCAAGACAAAATCTAATGAACAGTTTTTGGCTGCAACATTAGATCAGATTACTCAGCAACCTGACTTTGTAAAAGTTCAGGGATTTGTAGGTAGTAAATTTGGTTATGGAGTAACAGCTAGTGATGGCTATGTAAATGAGCCTACTAAAGAAAGAACTGATTATCAATTAGAACCTGCTGTTGTTTTTAAAAAGAAAGATACTGATGTTGCAATTGATGCAATACCTTATTCAGGATTGATTGATAGCTTACGAACTGAAGGTGCATTGGGTCTTGACCATAACAAACTTTTTAATAACGAATTCTATTCTTGGGACAGTTTCACTGAACTAGACAAGATAATTAACTATAGTCAATATTACTGGTTACCACAGGGACCGGACGATATCATTGTAGCTACTAACACGCTTTTCAATAATTTAGATTTCACAGTTACTAATATTGGTGCTGCTTATTCATTGAATTCATTGCTACAGACTTTTACTGAAAATAATCCTACTATAACTTTGGTTAGAGGTGGAACATATACCTTTACGGTTAGTCAAGATTCTGAATTTTGGATCCAAACGGAACCGGGCACTAGCGGAGTAAGAGCCGACAGTCCTAACATTAGTACAAGAGAAGTTGTTGGAGTTGACTTCAATGGTTCTACTCAAGGCACAATTACTTTCACAGTACCATTATCATCTTCACAGAATGATAATTACTATCCTGGTAATTTATCAGTTGATTTAGTTTCTGATAAAAAGTTTGATGAAGTGCATGGTAAGTCTCTAAGCGAACTTAGTCAAATTGATGGAGAAGTAAACTTCAATGGTAAGACATTGCTTTTCTACAAATCTACTTCAGCAGATATTGGCTATCGCGGTACATTCTTTGATGAGTATGACTTTGATAGTGATTCACCTGGTAACGTTGAAAAAATAAGTATTGAAGTTACACAAACAGAAGCAATTGGTAATCTAATTCATACCACCTCAACTAGTGATTTAGCAGTTGGTTCCGATATTACTTTTTCTGGCATATCGTTTGGTGGGATAATAGTTGGTCAAGTGTACTATGTTAAAACTGTTAATAGTTCAACTACGTTTACTATTGCACCAACGTTTGACGGAACAGTTGTAGCACTAACAAACGGGTCAACTGATTCAAATGCTCCACTATTGGCAGAGGTTAATGTGGGCGGTCTTGAAGAAGGCAAAACAACTACAGTAAATGATAATTTTTATAAAATTACATTAGTTGGTGATATCAACAATCCAACAATATATCTAGAAGAACATAGTGCAATACCCAACGACCAACGTATTCAAGTCACCAATGGAAAAGAATATGTTAATCGTGTTCTTGTAAGAAATACATACGGTGAAATATTATTAGTTCCTATAATTACTGCAAACTTAGATACTCTATATTATCAAGACGGTAAAACAGAAACTCAATTTGGTAAAATCAACCTAGTTGATGGTCTATATCTATCAAAAATTGATGTACTTACAGATATATTAAACAAACCAAACTACAAAAGCCCAAATGATGTAAAATTTACTAATGGCATAAAAGTTAAATTCTTTGGTAATGTATTTCCAGAAGAATATTTACAGGACGCATACTATGTTGAGGGGGTTGGATCATCCATTCAATTAATACCTGTTTCAGAACAACTTGTACCTGAACCATTCACTGAAGGTGAAGCAGTTCCATTAGACTCTGATGGGTTCGATGTTAGTCCATATAGTGATAGTGCATTAGTACCTGCATTGCCAGACTAC